CCTGGTGCCCGTATATGCAATATTCTACCGAGGGGCTTTGGGAAGTCCATTCTATCGAAGGCTGCTATTTTACACAAGATTTGCTTCGCTCCGAAGGGAGAAAGACAATTCATTGCCTGGGTAGCGGAAGAACAAGGACAGGCTATTGACCATCTTAAATATGTTAAGAGCCATTTAGAATATAATGAATCCATAAGATATTACTTTGGGAACCTGGCTGGTGATTCAGTTGGTAATAGGTGGACTGAAAAAGATATTGTTACCACAAAAGGGGACAGGCTGATTGCAAAGGGTACTTCTCAGAGACTTCGTGGTAGGACTGAGATTGATGTTCGTTATACTGGTATTGTATTGGATGACTTCGAATCTGAATTAAATACCAAAACACCCGAAAGACGGGATGAAATCAAAAAATGGATTGTATCTACGGTGTTCCCTGCATTAGAGGAGTCTCCTGGTCGTGAAGGATGGATATGGCTCTGCGGTACTATTGTTCACTATGATAGTTTTCTTCAAATGGTTGTTGATGGAAGTAGATTGGCTGAGCGGGAGAATCGTAAATACCCGTGGGATGTTACATTCTATAGAGCTATTCAAGATGGAAAATCAATATGGCCTGAGCAGTTTCCAGTATCGAAGTTAGATTCTAAGAAACGTGAGTTTATTGAAGCTGGCCTTGTTAATAAGTTCGCTCAGGAATATATGAATGATGCCCGTGATTTATCATCCGCAGCGTTCAAAACAGATAGGATACAGTACCATGATGGGGCTTTTAAGGTTGTTGATAACTATACCTATTTGGTAATACGAAATGAAGCTATTCCAATCAATGTTTATATCGGTGTCGACATAGCGGCTACAGCGACACAGAAATCAGATTTTCAAGTAATAATGGTTATTGGAGTAGATGCAAATAAAAATCGGTATGTATTGGAATATTACCGTGAAAGAATACCAACATTCGATTTACCTGAAAAGATTATAGAAATGGCTAGAAAGTACAGTCCCGTTAGAAGAGTTACCATTGAAACCGTAGCTGCACAGGAGATGGTCAGAGATATGGTGACAAGAATGGCTTCTGAAGATAGAAGACTTATACCTGGAATATTTAAAGGTGTTAAACCACCCGCAGGAATTAAAAAGGCAGATAGACTCGAAACATCACTAGGCCCGATTGTAAATAGTAAAAAATTATATATTCGTAGGGAAATGACTGATTTGGTAGATGAGATGTTTGAACATCCCGTACCTAAGAATGATGACCTTATGGACGGATTGTACTATGCAGACTACTATTCTAAAGCTCCAATTAGTACATCTATATCTGTTGGTGAGATGAGAGCTGGTAAGAAAAAGAGTGGCAAATTAAGGGGATATTACAACTGGATGACGGGTGCTAGACGATAATTTGGAACTTTTGGCCGATTTTTGCGTTTTTTTCTTTGAAATTATGCTATTTATATTTAATTTAGTGCTAAAACCTGGGTCACATTAATTATGGCAATAGAACAACATCCTTTAGCTAAGGAGAATCAAGAGCTACATCGAAGATGGCGTGATGCCAGAGCCGACTGGGAAATTGAGGCTCGTAATGATATTGATTTTTATCATGGCAATCATTTTACCAATGCCGAGTCTGAGGAGATGCAATCTCGAAATCAGGCTGATGTGCCTATGGATAGAATATCTCCGGCTATTGAGAAGCTCAAAAGTGTATTAACAGCCAAACCTCCCGTGTTTACTGCTGTCCCAAGAGAGGACTCTGATACAAAGGTCGCGTCTGCTTGGAGAACGATACTTGGGTATGTATGGCAAATATCTAATGGCGATGTTCACATGAAGGATGCTATCCATGATTATGCTGTGACGGGGCTGGGATATTTATATGTTTACATCGACCATGAGGCTGATTTTGGTAAGGGTGAAGTTAAGTTTACTTCAGTCAATCCATTTCGCGTCTATGTACCACCATCATCTCGTGATAGGTTTTTTCAGGATGCTGATTCAATTATCCTATCGACAATTCTGACTGGTGAACAGATTGTCAATCTTTATTCATTTTTAGGAGCTCAGATGGATGAAGAGACCGGGGAGGTTATTCCTGGAATTATTGAGGATATTTCTACTTATTCAGAAGAAGATTATCCAAATGCTCAAAACAAAAATAGCATGGTTATTAAGACACCGGCTGAGGCCAAGGACTTAGACCATTTTAATCATGAAAAATATCAAATATTAGAAAGATTTTATAAAACTAAAGTTCCGTTCTATAGGGTTGTTGATTCCCGAAGTGGGGAAGAGATGATTCTGAATGAACAGGAATTTGCTGCATTTTTAGAAGAAAATCCGGGAGTGTTTGAGCGTGGGCTCATGAGCTTTGAGGAGGTCTTGCAGACAAGAATAGGCATAGTTGCGACCGTTGGTGAGGTTTTGTTATACGAATCTGTTCTCAATACTGATGTGTACCCTGTTGTACCCTTACCGAATATTTGGTCGGGAACTCCGTATCCCAAATCGGATGTATCCAGAACACGCCCAATGCAAAGACTCCTCAATAAACTTTGGTCTCTTGCATTGTCTCACGCTCAAGCTTCTGCTGGATTAAAACTTTTAGTTCCTTTGGGAAGTGCTGTAAATGGGTTAGACCAACTTGAAAGAGATTGGGCAAATCCAAATGCAGTTATCGAGGTTGATACATCTCAGGGAGAACCACATTATCCAGCTCCGACACCACTTGCGGCTGAGTTCTATCGACTGATTGAACAAGCAGAGTTTTATATAGATTTTATATTTGGACTGCCAGAGATGATGCATGGATTTGCTGAGAAGGCTCCTGACACAGTTAGGGGTACTGAGCGTATGATGATGCTTGGTTCTGAACGTCCAAAATCGAAATTAAGAGATATTGAGTTCGCAATCAATATTATCGGAAGATTGTTGTACTCAGTATCTAAAGGACATTATACTTTCCAAAAAATGTTCAGATTGATACAACCGAATAATAATATAAACGAAGTTTCTGTGAATACTTTGTATACCGATATGAATCCTACGGTTATTGATATTGTAAAAGACAGGAACAATATTGGACAACATGACATTAGAATAGAAGCGGGGTCTACCTTACCAACAAGTAAATGGGCTGAGTATGGTGTCTACTTTGAAGCCTATCAGGCTGGATTGGTGGACAGAACAGAGGTATTGAAGAAGAATCCAGAAATATTCGACAAAGAAAGTATTTTATCAAGAATGAGTGAGATTGCTCAGTTGCAACAGGCTAATCAACAGTTGCAACAACAAGTCAAAGAATTGCGAGGAGACTTGCAAACGGCACAAAGGGAGTCTGTTCAAGACAAGAAGAGGGTTGCGGTTGAGAAATTCAAACGAGACCTTTCGGAAGTACGAGCGGACGCTAAAGCAGAAAAGAAAGTGCAAACAAATAAGTTTGCCGACACGGTGAAGTTCGAGTTGGAGAAATTAAGACCCGTCATAGAAAATATGGAAGAGGGTGTTGGTTCTGCTCCTGAAGACATCGAAACATCGTAGAAAGGAAAATCATGGAAGATTATATAGCTGAAGCAAATACCAGCGAAGGCGTTGTACAAGACGTTGTAGCTGGGACTGAGGAAACTAATCCTTTTGCTGAGGATAATAGTGCATTTACTGAGGAAGGATACGAAGGTGTCCCTCAACCTGAGATGCAATCTGAGACTTCACACGTAGATTGGGAATTGGAAAGTAAGAAGTGGCAGTCGTTATACGATAAGTCACAGACGAACTTGACAAAGCTGGAAGATGCCCTTGGAACTGCAGTGGAGATGCAACAGAACGCTCAGGCCGCAACTGTTAATCAGCAGAAAGAACAAGTACCTCAAGTATCCGAGGAGGAATTTAATCCTTGGGATGCCTATTACAAGCCGGATTCGCCGTCTTATCAAATGAGAGTATCTCAGGAGAATCAGTCGGTGTCACGTGCTATTGAAGGCCATATGTCTCAAATGAATGAGAATATTGCCTTGAATAACACAATAAATGAGTTAAAGAACGTGCATAAGATGCCCGATGAAGATGTTAAAGAATTCTTACAATTTGTTACCCAGCCAAAAGAAAATGTTGGTTTGGATAATCTTGTAAAGCTTTGGCAGGATGTCAACGGTAAAAAAGCATCTCAAGACGTTTACGACTCACTTGAAGCGGTAAGAGCTTCCAAAAAAGCTCCCCCAAGTCCAGGAGCGATACAAGGGCAAGACCCTCGTATGCGACCTAAGAATGAAGAAGATTCAGCTTGGGATGGAATTATGGGAGCAAATGTTCATGGAAGATTACCGTAAATCTTAAACAACAAAGGAGTGTAAAATGGCAATTACTCAAGGTGGAGTAAAAACTACGGATGTCGTCCAAGCTTCGTCAAATAGTCACGCAAGTGCTCATGGTACTACGCCTGACGTTAGACGGTTATATAACTTTGGAGACAGAGTAGCAGACCTCTCACCAGAAGAATCGCC